ATTAAAAGATTTAAAATCTGAAACCTTTCCTGATGGTAAGCGTTATTACACACTAGACGATGGTACGAAGTTGCCATCGGTCACCACAGTTCTTGGTGCACAGAAGAAAGATGCCATTATGGCGTGGCGTAAAAGAGTTGGTGAAGTGGAAGCCAATAGAATATCAAAAGCCGCCACAGGTCGTGGCACCAATGTTCATACATTATGTGAACGTTATTTAAACAATGAATCGTTAGGTGATATTATGCCTGATGCCAAAGAAATGTTTAAATCAATCAAGCCATTACTCAATCGTATCAATAACATTCATTACCAAGAACAGGCACTATGGTCTAAACAATTAGGCATGGCAGGTCGTGTAGATTGTATCGGTGAATTTGATGGTGTGTTATCTGTGATTGATTTTAAAACATCTAAGAAAATAAAATCTAAAGTAGAAATTGAAGATTATTTCTGGCAAACATCAGCGTATGCACTCATGTATGAAGAACTGATTGGTGCCCCAATAAATAATTTGGTCATCATCATGGCAGTACAAGATGAACAACCTTTATTATTCCAAGAAAAAACAGAACATCATATCGATGGTTTGGTAAAGGCCATACAATTTTATAAGGACCAATACAAATGAAGAAATTATTAATGGTATTATTATTTGTGCCAATGTTGGCTTTTGCACAGAAACAAAAAGAAGGTGTGACATATAATGCGACACTCACTAGAGTTATTGATGGTGATACTGTGGCATTTCAAGCATTATGGTTGCCAGAACCATTAAAGAAAGAATTATCAATTCGTGTATTTGGTGTTGATACACCAGAGAAAGGCCATCGTGCTCAATGTCCGTCAGAAGATGCCCGAGGACAGGCGGCCACGGCATTTACCAAAAAAATGGTAGAACAGGCCACAACTCGGCAAGTGGTATTAATGAGTTGGGACAAGTATGGTGGTCGTGTCCTAGGTGACGTATTGTTGAATGGTCAATCGTTGCGTTCCATGTTGATCCAACAAGGTTATGCAAGAGAATACTATGGTGAAGCTAAGACCAGTTGGTGTCCATAAAGTGGTAAACTTAAAGTAAACTGGTTGCCTATATAAGTATAAACACTTATAATAGGAACACTATGAACAAATATTGGAAAAAACTCTGCACTCCCGAGCAGAATGAAAGACAGTACGGGGCTTTAAAATTTTTGGCTGGTGGTCTAAGTTTTCTTTTTGTTATTTGGTTACTAGAAAGGATTCTATAATGCCTAGCAAAGATTGTGTAAAAGAATATAAAGTAAAAAGTTTTGCTTTCTACATGGGTGCCTGTGCATTCGCTGTAGGTGTATTAGCAATACTTTTTATTTTGAAATAATTCGTAGAAGTTATTAAAACGTTTGGTAAGACGTGGGTGCGAATCCCACCGCCTCCACCAGCAACTACATTGGGACGAACCGAGTTATCGGTAGCAAACAGAGCCAGACTGGTCTAGTGTAGTTCCTAATGGGGGCGAATAGATTCGATTATCAGATTAGTATAATAATGGAGAATCGTCAATGCGAAAGACGATAGGGTTGAGAACACTCGGCCGAAGAAGCAAAACTTTAAATGCAAACGAAAGCGTTTATAAAATTGCTGCCTAAAAGGTAAGCGGAGTTTCACCAGGTGAACTTAGCAACAGAATCACCTGGATAAATAAAACACCAGCAACACACAAACCGCTGGTAATACACATAAACACACACAAAAGGAGAAGTAAATGAGTATGACACCTTATGAGATACGGCTAGAACTCTTAAAAATGGCCAAAGATATGCTAACTGATGATTATCACACTAGACATGATTCTCTACAACAGCAATGGCATACACAGGTAGATGCAGCAAAAATTGCTGGTACATCATCACCTGATTTCCCGGCCTTACCGCCATTTCCCACCGAAGATGAAATTGTAAAGAAAGCGGAAGCTCTCAATCAATTCGTTTCTCAAACCACTCCACAACCTGAAGTTAAAATAAAATCGAAATCAAATTCGTAATTGGAGATGGCGGCTTCGGCCGCCTTTAACAAGGAGATAAGATGAAGTTTAATCTTCCAAAAATTAATTTAGTTACAGCTGCATTAACAGCGATTGCTGTTTTGTTTACTGTACCCACACTATCAAAAGAATTTATATCGTCAACAACAGAAAAACAAGTTGCTGCGAGTTACAACAAACAAGTTGAATGCCTTGCCAAAAATATTTACTATGAATCTGCTGGTGAATCATATGAAGGCAAGTTAGCCGTTGCACAAGTAACACTCAATCGTGTTAAAAGTGGCCAATTCCCAACAGACATCTGTGCTGTAGTCTATCAAAAGACCACAGATGCCAATCTCAGAACAGTTTGCCAATTCTCATGGACTTGCATGGTTAAAGAAATGGTACACGGACAAGATCGGTATAGATGGGAAGAATCTCTTTTAATTGCAAAAAGAGCATTGACAGTTCCAGTATTACATGATAAAATAGCAGAAACAAATGCATTGTATTACCATGCAACTTACGTGAACCCTGGATGGAATAAAAACAAGGTCGTAATAAAAATAGGTAATCATATATTTTATAGTAGAATTTAATATGCCAAGTCGTGATGAGATTAAAGAATTTAGTATGATGATTGAAAAACTGGTGACAGATAAACATTTAGGTTACATGGATGCCATTTGTCACCATTGCAAAGAAACAGAACTTGAAATAGAAGTGGCCGCCACTCTTATATCGTCTGCACTTAAAGCAAAGATTAAAGATGAAGCACAAGAAAACAATATGTTGAAAAAGAGTTCGAAACTGCCGATATGACCGAGAACACAGGCTTTGCAGCCTATGCTCTATGGAACGCATTGAAGCTGCACTTTACTTCCGATTCTTACGATTACTTCAAATACAATGGTAAGACAAATGTATCTAAATCCACATTTAGTACAAACAAATCAAAATACCATTTCTATAAATTATCCCGAAAATACAATCTAGAAGAACTCAAGGATTTTTATGTTGCCAATTTTATACAAGGCAAAGGTGATTGGGTGGGTGATTTACTTCAAGATGGTGATGAGAACTATACCAAGTGGCAAAAAACTCAACAAAGCTTGACATATACCTTTGAGAATGATATAATGTATATGTTCGATAGTGTTGATGGCGCTGAGTTCTGGCACATTGATGATTACTTTAAACCTATTGATGGCGGTTGGCCAATGTTAATTACCAAAATGATGCACGATCAGATTAAATTGGAAACAGTTTGTATTCTAATCGATATATTTGATTGTATGCCACGGTGGGAAAAACAAATTACTGAAGATATTGTTTGGCCAACACACCGAAGAATTATAAAAAAATACACACCGTTTATTAATTACGATAAACAGAAGTTTAAAGAAATTTTAAAAGAAAAAATTAAAGAGCATGCATAAGATTACGAAGATTTACTTGGACATGGATGGTGTGATTGCTGACTTCAATAAAAGGTATAAAGAATTATACAAAATGGAGCCAAAAGAAGCAGAAGATAAAAAAGAGTTTTATAAATTTTTTGATGGGTTTATTGCCACAAAGCAATTTGCAACACTAGACCTAATGCCAGATGCCGTATTGTTATTAAACTATCTTAGTAAGTTGAATATACCTACTGAGATATTATCTTCTACATCATCCGAAAAACGTGATGCTGATATTAGGGCTCAGAAACTAATGTGGTTACAAACTCACAATATTGGTTTCAAGGTCAATTTGGTACCAGGTAAAAGATTGAAAAAAGATTTTTCTAATGCCAATTCAATATTGATTGATGATACACCAGTTAATATTGACCAATGGCGTAGAGAAGGTGGTGTTGGTATACTTCACACAGATACCATGACCACGTTAGGTATTTTGAAAATGTACACTTGACATTGGATAAATACTATTATATAATGAGAAGTTCGTGGATAAGTTGTTTATACACCGTTTAATACTCCGTTTAATACGAAAGGAAATACTATGAGTTTTGCAAATCTAAAACGCCAATCTGGCAACCTTGACAAACTATCTAAAGCAGTCGAGGCACTCTCCCAAACAACCGAAGGCAATACAAAGGTCGATAATTTCTGGCGTCCAGAAGTTGATAAAGCAGGTAATGGCATGGCCACTATCCGTTTTCTTCCTGCATCTGAAAAAGATGGTGATGATGCTTTGCCTTGGGTCAAAATCTTCTCACACGGATTTCAAGGTCCTGGTGGTTGGTTAATTGATAATTGTTTGACCACTAAGAATCAACAATGTCCTGTGTGTGAACACAATTCTACACTATGGAATTCCGGTATAGAAGCAAACAAAGATGTAGTTCGTAAACAAAAACGTAAACTAAATTACATTTCAAACGTTTATATTGTATCTGATCCAAAGCATCCTGAGAATGAAGGTAAAGTATTCTTGTTTCGTTATGGCAAGAAAATCTTTGATAAGGTTACTGAAGCAATGAATCCTCAGTTTGCTGATGAAGAAGCGGTCAATCCATTTGATTTATGGAAAGGTGCTAACTTTAAGATAAAGATTCGTAAAGTTGAAGGTTATCAGAACTACGATAAATCTGAATTCGAATCGGCAGCTCCATTGTCCGCTAATGATGCTGACCTTGAAACAATTTGGAAATCACAATACTCACTACAAGAGTTGGTTGGTGATAAAGAATTTAAATCATATGATGATTTGAAGAAACGCCTTGATAAGGTACTTGGTCTAAATGGTGAAGCACCAAAAACAACCGTAGAACAAGTTAAAGCTAAAACTTTTGATGCTCCTAAAGCTAAATCTGGAGATTCACCTTTTAAGGATGATGTAGAAGATGATGATATGGCATACTTTAGTAAACTCGCTGAAGAAAATTGATGCCTTGTGATTTTTTTAACTTTGATTGAAAGGAAATAAAATGAAGTATCTTGTATCCCTCCTTGCAGCTGCATTTGCAGTAACCGCCTTTGCGCAGGCCCCCAAAAAGGAAGAGCCAAAGAAAGAAGCTCCAAAAGCAGAAGTTAAGAAAGATGAAAAGAAGAAGTAATTCTTCTAAATAGTAGTAACACACCCGCCACGCCTCTTAACAATGCGCAACCTTGGCGGGTTTTTTATTGGTTAAACAACTCTGGTACTGTATAATATCATTCGTTGAAAAGTTTCTTCCATATTTCTTACAGCAGGTAAATTTTTCTTTTCTTTTGTTGTCGTATTAGAAACTTTTGTTGTGTTACTTATTGCAATAGAAGGATCTTCATTACTGACAGGTATTTTCATGTCCAAATTTTGTGATTGAACAGATTGTAGTGCCGATCCCACATTTGGTGTTTCTACGGCCGCAGGTTCTTGATTAGCAGTAGTTGCTGCTGGTGCTGGCGCAGGAGTTGTTGTTATTGGTTGTGATGTAGGAGAAGTTTTACCTGATGCTTTATCTCTTTCAACTTTATAATCTTCAACGGCCTCTAAAGCACCTGGTCCCCTTGCAGCAAAACCACTCAATTGTGCATTATTTAATTTTTCACCTTCATTATAAAATTTTTCATAATCATTTATTTCTGCCATTGTTCTGTCATATTCTGGCAAACTTTTTCTTTTATCCATCTCATCTTTGACGCCCGCAAGGCCACCGACCTCTTGTGCCTGTTTTATACCTTTAGCCTCTTGTTCAGCTTCATAACTAGGTTCAGCCTTTAATGCTTTGTATATGAAATAACCAAAAGCACCAACTGCGGCTGCAGCAAGTAATGGTGCACCAATAGGACCAAGAGCAAACGTAGCCAAAGATCCTAATCCCTTCAAAGCTAATTTTCCAACTTCTTTTAGTCCAAAAGCAGAAACAATATCATCAATTATACTTCCACCACTTTCTTCAGCATCTCTTTTTATTTTTGTTGCAGAAGCTTTACCATCATATTTTTTACCAGTAATGGCTTCCATTAATTCTTTATGGCGCCGCAATCTTTCTAATTCTTTTTCTTCTGCAAAATTATTTTCTTTTTCTCTTTGAAGTTTATCTTCTTCTAAAGAAGATTTCAATAAATTTTCAATATTGTATAATATGGAAGCAAAATCACCACCACCTTCTATAGGACTTAATTTAGAAGCAGTATCTCTACCTTTTCTTGTTTTACCGGCAAAGAATTTAATATCTTTTTTGGAACGACCCATTATTTTACCCAATAAAGCAGGACCTAAAGAAGAACCACCAGTCATAAATTTAGCCATGTTTAATGGATCAAATGACTGTTTGATACCAGTCATTTTAGCTTTGGTCTTTTCTGATATAGTGGCACCAAGAGAACCACCAATGCCTCCACCCTCAATTAATTTTTTGGCCATTAAATCACCAAAGGAAGTTCCTCTAACATCTTTTGCTTTTTGATATTCCATTATTGTTCCCGTATCTTCTTCATATAAGCAGGTCTATCATCTACTGGTGCAGATGTTGATGCTGGTGTTTGATTTTGAGTTGTTGTGGTATTATTATTTACAATAATTGAAGGCTTGTCTTTTGGTGCCTGTTCTTTAAGAATTTTATTCTCAGTTGAAACACGGTCAATTTGTGCACCTGTAGTTGAGCCGTTAGCAACACTTAAATCTTGTTTCTCATATTCTGCTGCCAATGCGGATCTTTTAGATGCCTTTTCTCCTGTAGGGTCAGAAAATCCAACAGCTTTGTTTACTATGGATATATTCTCAAGATTTTTTGGATCACCTTTTGTTAAGTATGCCTTATATTTTAAGAAAAACCAAGGAATCGATTTGGCAGCAACTTCAGGATTATTGAGTAAGTCTGGGTTTGAAACCAAATCCATTTTAAGATAATCACCTAGTGCCTTATAAGCATTTTTACCTGTAATCTGTATAAATCCTCTGCCTCTATATTTCCATCCATCACCAGGTTCTGAATTGCCATCAGTTTTCGCATACACATGGTTTGCTAGGGCTTCTGGGTTTTTAACAAATTGTTGTGCAAATTCTTCTGTTGGTATTCTGTTTTTACCAAAAGTATTTTGTATTGCCTTTGCAGAAGAATAATTTAAATTTTCACTTTTTGGTACAAAATCTGATTCTGATTTTACTTGTGATAGTATATTTGCTTGAGCTTTTGAGGAAAGGCCTGCAGCAGCTAAAGCAGAAACAACCAAACCAGCACTACCTGCCAATTTACCAGTAATTGATGGTTTAATAGCTGGCGCTTTTGCTGTTGGTACAGCAGTAGGTGGCTTGACTTCTGGTGCCTTCTCTACTTTTGGAGGTTTTTCAGCTTTTTTTTCTTTTGATTCAGTCTTTTGTTTCTCGGCCGGCTTTTGTACTTCTTCTTTTTTTGTTTTCTCAGCCGTTTGTTTTTTGTCAACTTCTTTTTTTACTTCAGTCTTTTTATTTTCTGTTTCAGTTTTTTTCTCAGTTTGTTTCTGTTTAGTTTCAGACTTCTTTTCTTGTTTTTCTTCTTTTGGTGTTTTTTCTTTTTTCTTTCTACGAGCAGTCAGAGCCTTAATCAATTCTCGGTTTCGTAGTTCTTCTTCTTTTTCAATACGACCCTCAAAAGAATTTTCTTTTTCTCTTTGCCTTACTTTGTTATCTCTATCTTGTTTTAAAAATTGATAAATTCTACCTAAAGATTCGGTAGATGATTGTAAACTTTCTGAATCTAAACCAGTAGTGGCAAGAGAATTCATACTCTTTTTCTTTGGATCACCAGCAAAATATTTTAAATCGGATTGACTTCTTCCCAGCATTTTACCAAGCAGAGCTGGCCCTAAACGGCTACCGCCAGTTAATGCTTTTGCTATATTAAGTGGGTCGAATGTTTCTTTGATGCCCATCATACGGGCTTTTGATCTTTCGGATAATGTTTTTTTAATGGAACCGGCAATGCCTCCGCCGCTGATAAGGTTATCAGTAAGCAGTTCACCGAAAGATTTATCTCGGATAGTTTTAGCCTTTTGGTATTCCATCTACTATTTCTTCTTTTGTCGTTCTTTTATCTTTTGATTTTCTTCTTCAATATATTGTATCAAAAGGGAGATGTAGATATCTCTTTCCCAAGGCATCATATTTTCAAGTTCGGTCAAGCTATACTTATGGTGTTGCATTAACGAAAAATTCGTTTTATAATAATTTCTCAGATTGTCATGACGAAATGTTAACCGAAAAAACTTTCTAACCCTTCCACCTCTATCGTGTGGTTGAACCCACACTTACCACAGGTAATTTTAACTTCTTCTTTTAGTTTCGGTAAATTATCAAAAAACTTTTCTACTTTAAAGAATTGTTCTTGATTCATGCCTTCAACAAACTCAAGCATTTCACCGGGTTGTGCTTCGTGGCCATAATAGAATTGTTCGCCATCGTAAATGTACTCGATAGATTCAGCAATCATATTAAAGGTCACTTCAGTAATATCTTCAAACTTCAAAGAATCTTTTACCACGCCAAATTCAGGGTATTTCATTTTAATACTGATTTGTGGTGTCAGTTGAATCTCAGGTTTAATATCTTCAGGCACTTGAACTTTAATCTGTGTTAGGTCAATGTTCTTTTCCATAATATTGCCACACTCTTTGTCATCTACAATATTATTGCAACGATAACGAGATTCAACAATTTCACCTACAGATTTGGCTCTCAGATTAATAAAGTAATATTCAATATCAATAATAGGCAACTTATCAATATCGATATCTTCATTAATTGTACAGTTGATTAGAATGTCACGAACTGCTTGTTGTGTGGTATTTGAATCTTGTGACTCTAAAGCCATCAAAAGATTACGTTGCTCTTTAACAAGAAACGGTCTATATTTTATTTTCTTTTTAGAAACTGGCAAATCAATTTCATAAGATGGTACGTCAAGTTTTGGTAAAGCCATAATAACTCCTTATATAATCATATTAAATTTGTAGTTCTTTCTCTTAAAGCTTCAGTATTAAAAGATGCTGTTTGGTCTGGAGGATTTATGCCAAACTGTGTGGGTTCGGCTGAAACACCATTAATAATATTTGATACTGCAGCAAGACCAGCATCAACAAACTGCATGCCAAGAGCTTGTATAGAATTGTTTTGCCAGTATGTGTAGGCAAAAGTTACATTGAGTTTATGATAACCATCTCCACTCCAATCCAAGTCCATTTGATTTATAGAAACTGGGTAAGCATCATATAAATTTATGGAATAGGTCAATTTATTTGTTACATCATATTGATTGATTGTTAATATGGTTGCATATTCTTGTTTATAACGAATGTGGTTGTTATACAATGGGTTGATAAAGTTTAACCAAGCATCAAACAATATCTTCTGTTGCATGTCATCATCAACAATAAATGTTAAATCAATGTCGTTATATGTTGTTAAATATGGAAACTTCTCAATTGGTCCATATGTTTTTTGTTCTGTGGTGGCAAATGTTCTACCTGGCAACTGAGCATTCTCACAACGATAAACCAAAGACCTTGCACCAGCAACGTATGGTATTAATACCAATGGAATATTAACATTCACATCAAATTTATTTGGTCGTGCTAGGTCACCACGAAAACTTGATTTAAATTCGTTAATGCTGCCTGCCATTTTAGTTCCTTATTTGTTCTAATGATTCTTGCCACACTTCCTGAGCTTTGGCACCCCTAAACTGCTGTAACGGCAGAAAAGCGGCAATATCCCACTCATTAGGTTGGATGGCAAGTATCTTTGACCTC